AGAAGAATACTCTCCTTCAAGTGGACGATTAATTCTTTTTCTTTTACTGTGTATGAGTTCAGATGTCGTAAATTCTAAAGTTGTAAACGTTACATTATTCACTTCAGTTTGAGAAACAACTCCAGTGACATGTAAAAGGTTTTCAGTAAAATCCACTTTTGATTTTTTACCTTTTAAAGATGGAGTGGTAATCAAAATTTGCAAATACTCTTGACCTATAATCGGACCAATATTTGTTAAACCCATTGTATCTTGTAAAAATATATAACCAGTGATAGAATTTGATTCTATGCTCTCATACATTTCTATTTGTTGGGTTAAATCTGTCACCGGCGTTAAAGTACCTTCACTAGTAATTAGATTTACTACCTCGAAATTAAACTGTCCCGCCTCAGAGAGTTTTTGTTCTTCCATTATTATTCTTCCATTAATTTAGAGAAGTCACTGATAAACTGATTAACATTACTAGGATCAACCAATTTAATTTGACGCAATATGTCTTGTCTGTCCTGTTCATATTGGTAATTAGTCACTGCTGTTGCTCCAGAGTGATCTGTATCGTCCTGACCAATGTCTATTTTTATCGTTGTGTTACCAGAGGTTTGTGATATCTCAAAGTGATGAGTGGCAAAAGGGTCACTGTATTTTTCATTTACATATGTTTGAAACTGATTGACATTCATTGGCCATTGATGATAACGATCATAGATGTCATTTGTCAACAAAATAATCCAATGTAACTCTGCGTCTCCGTAAAAATCAAACGCAATGCTCTCAGGAGTCTCACCACTTCTTATAATATGTTTAGTAAACACAGTCAAGTTGTCTTTAATCGCTTGACGAACTGCTGGACGTTTTGTTATATTAGTGACAGTTTTAGAGTTCGTCTGACCAAAGTTTACATAGTCAACTGTTGGGAATAATTCAAAGTACATATTAGAATCCTAAATCAACATCTTCTTCAGTGATTATTTCTATCTCAGCAAAAGTAAGTGCCACAGATGTCCTCTGTGGTGGTGCTCCTTCAGCATTTCCTGCTGGTCTTTGTGTTTGACTCGGTGAATATGCTTTATATCTATCACCACCATAACCAATACTCATGTCTGTCAGATAACATGTCGATATTTTATTTAGATAGTTGTTTCTTCTACCGCCTTTACCACTATCGAAAAAGTATTCTATATCAAATGTCGTGGGTATTTTAAAAGTTCTATCATTACCACTACCAACTAAAAATCCACTAGTATAACTTGGCAACATTGCCTTTTTAAACTCATATATGATTTTATCAACATTTTGTGATTCTTGTTTAGACTTTGGAATGAATATAAAAGTATACTCAAATGCTCTACGTCCTACACCTTTGAACAACAATTCCATTTTTTCTGCTCTAATTTTTCCTGATCTAATTTGTGCAGCAGCAACAACACCCTGCGGTCCAATAGTGTCTGCTAACGCTATTCCTTTTTTTTGCGCCTCATCTCCAACGCCGCCCATAAGTTGATCTCCAGCACTCCCAAAAGTTGCAGTGCCACTTAAAACATCACCCACTAAACCAGAACCACTTTCAGCAAGACCACCAATTTCTACGGGCTCATAATTTGTTTTGTATGTCACACTGACTGTTGGTGGCATGTAAAGACCAATTTGTGTCTTTGTTCTTTTTGTCGTTCCTTTTAATGCTATAGACCTATTCCGTCTACCCCCTGATCCAGCGGTGGGCGTATTAGTTTTTTGAACTTTACCCGGCTGTGTATCATGAACTTTAAAAATAATATAATGTCCTTGACCTGACGCACCAATATCCTCTGGATAAGAAAGTAATTTTATTGCCTGTTTTCTTGAAGCGGGAGTTTTAACACCAGATTGACCAGAAGTAGGCACAGAGGAGGCTGGATTTGTTGATGACGTAAATGATTGGGTTGATCTGCTCGCTGCATCTTTACCACGGGGCACACCTTTAAATAGATTTAATGGCACTATTCATCTCCTTATAAATATTTAAAACTATTTATACATCATGTCATACAAAGGTCGATATACTCCACAAAATCCTCAAAAATACAGAGGTGATCATAGAAATATTATCTATCGTTCACTCTGGGAGAGGAAATTTATGGTCTATTGTGATCAGAGTGATAATATAATTGAATGGGGGAGTGAAGAAGTAATCATACCATACATTTCACCTTTGGATGGTAGGATGCATCGTTACTTCCCAGACTTTTATATCAAGGTAAAACAGGCAAACGGTAAACTCAAAAAGTTCATTATTGAGGTAAAACCCAAAAGACAATGCAGCCCACCTAATCCAAATCCTAGTCGCAGAACCAGACGGTGGATTTCAGAGATTCGCACATGGGGAGTGAACGAAGCAAAATGGAAATCAGCAGTAAACTGGTGCGATAACAATGGTATGGAATTTAAGATATTGACAGAGGACGATTTGGGTATTCGTTATAAATAATCATATGGCAAGAGACAATTATATTCAAAGTGTTTTAGACGCTGCAAAAGGTAAACCATACTCTCAAGATTGGTATAGAGATAAGATCAAAGAGTTTGGCACTCCTAAACCTTTAGACTTAATCAGAGATGGTAAAAGGTCATCCAGACCATTCTTTGGTCGTTTGAATATGTTTGTGTATGGCCCAAAACACGCTAAGAAATTACCTTACTACGACACATTCCCTTTGGTTCTTCCATTAGAGAGATATGGTGATGGATTTTTAGGAATGAACTTTCACTATCTGCCAATACCACTACGCATGAAACTACTAGATAGAATGTTTGATTTTGCTGGTGGTAGTGAAGAAAACTTTAACGAGAACACACAGGTTAACGTTTCATATGATGATGTAAAAAAAATAAAGTTGGTTAAACCGACCATAAAACGTTATCTTGCTGGATTTACTAAATCACAATTTCGTAGGATTGATGCAGACGAATTTGTTGTCGCAACTTTACTACCAGTTCAAAGATTTAAAAAGTCTTCAGCAGATGCGGTTTGGTCAGATTCAAGGAAGATGATCTAATGCCAGTAAATACAGCAACACTAAATCAGATATTCGATGGTAGTCTTGGACCGATTGCAGTTCAAGAGGCAAAGGGTGCGGCAACAAGAGCGGGTAAACAGATATTACAAGACGGCATATCTGCTGCTTTTGGTTCATCAAGTTCACAGATAGATAAGTTTCTAACACAGATAAACGCTAAAGGTATTGCTCGTACCAATTTGTTTGAAGTAAAACTAAACCCACCCGGCCAAGTTAACAACGCAGGCATTGGTGCAGCGTTAATTTTACGGTGTGAATCAGTATCAATGCCGGGATTAAATCTTTCCACCACACAAGACGTTAACATATACGGACCAACAAGAGATATTGTCGATGGTGTAACATATGCAGATGAAATAAGTATGACATTTATCATGGACAAAAATCATGAGATACGAAAGTACTTCCACTCTTGGATGGAGCTTGCATATGATCCTCACTCTTGGAATCTAAATTACTACAAAGACTATGCAAGTGGAACCGTGGACATATATCAACTGAATGACACACACCAACCAACATATGGAGTAAAGTTGTGGGAGTGTTATCCTAAAAATTATGGAGCAATTGAATACTCAAATTCCAGTACAAACGAAATAGTTAAACTTACGGTTAATTTTAATTTTAGGTTCTGGACAGATATTGGAAAATATGGTGCCGCAAGGCCACAGGACAGACCATCGTTCCAGTTTCCAAATGTTCAAAATATAATTAGTAACGCAATTAAAGATGCGACTGAAATTAAACCATTTGGTGGTGGAGTGGGAACAGGAGACTCATCAAAAGGTTTTGATCAAGATGTTCTTGATGATTAAAGACACTACAATAGAAGTATAATTTTTTTAAAGTGAATTGATAAAGGAGATTTACTATGGCATTGCCAAAAATTACTACCCCAACATATACGTTGGATAAACCCTCTACAGGTGAAAAAGTAGACTACCGTCCATTCTTAGTCGGGGAAGAAAAAATACTTCTTATGGCTATGGAGTCAGAAGAAGAAAATCAGATTTATAAATCAATCTTAAATTTAGTTCACTCTTGCACTGATGGAAAAATGGGAAACAAAGATGACCCAATGTTTGACCTTGAATATGCATTTTTAAAAATCAGGGGAAAATCTGTTTCTGAGTCAATTAAATTAAGTATTACATGTCCAGACGATGATACAACAAAAGTTGAATATACACTAAATACTGATGAGATTGAAATTTTAGTTGATGACAAACACACTAATGTTATTAAATTAAATGATGATTTCACTCTAAATATGAGGTATCCCACTGTAGATGATACTCTACAGAGCGGTAAAATAAAAAGTGATGTGGAGAAAGTTTTTAACTTGATGAAGAATTGCATATCATCAATTGAACATGGTGAGGAAATATACAACAGAGTAGATATGAGTGCTAAAGAACTTGACGAATTTTTTGACAGTATGACGCAAAAAATGTTTGAAGAGGTACAAAAGTTTTTTGAGTCCATGCCTACTCTTAGGAAGGAGATTGAGGTTACAAATCCCAATACTAATGTGAAGTCAGAAATAACCTTAGAGGGACTATCTGATTTTTTAGGGTAATCCTTTCTCACATTAACATGGTAACATACTATGAAACTAATTTTGCGTTGATAAATCATCATGGTTGGAGTCTAAAAGAGGTAGAAAATATGATACCGTGGGAAAGGGATGTGTATACCACATTGTTAGTAAATCATTTGAGAGAAGAAAAAGAGAGGATGGAAAAACAAAATAGGAGTTAAATCGTGGTTCAAAAAAAATTACAAAAGAACTCAGATTATAATGAATACGATTTAGATGGAGATGGCGTAGTGAGTGATGAAGAGTTAACTACAGTAAAAACTATTAGTGAAACAGAGGCAGCAGAGGAAAAGGCAGACGCACAAAGACGTATGGCTTGGACTAGTCTTGTTGCGATGCTCATCTTTACCTGTTTAGTGTTTCTACCAATATTCCCAGACAGTCGCATAAAGGCTCTTGCTGATTTGTTTGGATTGTTCTATATCGGTATGGCCGGTGTAGTTGGTGCATACATGGGTATGACCGCTTACATGAGCAGAAAGTAATCAGATG